TTGCCATGTTTTAGTCCCTACGCTTGTAATATATCTAATGAAGCATCTTTCTTAATTGTAATTGGTATGTCAATGCTTCCACCCGTTTCATTTGCAGTAACTGTTAATGTTGTTGTGCTATCAACTGTCACCTGCTTAGCAATTATTTCAAACCTTAAACCAGTAACTGAGATCGATTTTGCATCATCACCTAAGACATCTGCAGTAGTTGCAGCACCAATTGAACCTCCAGCTGCAACCCTTAATGTTGCATAATCACTGTTTCCTAATGTTGCTGTATAACCCAATACTGAGTTTCCATTTGCTATGTTTGCAGTAGATGGTGTTATTATCTGTTTGCTTCCTGGTCTATTAAGTGTTATTGCACTTAACCCTACCTCTAATACAGGCAGCCTCAGTGTATTCTTTCCAAGTGAAATAAGCTTATACTTCATCATCTGTCCTTCTAGAGGGAATGACTCAAGTATTGGTAGTGCTTCTATCGCCTCACCATATTTATCAGAACCTTGATCGTGTCCTGTATCCCATAATCTATAATCTATTTCATCGTCTGCTAGTGCAAACTTGGTAATTTCAAGCTCACCCTTTGCTAAGAGCTCTCTACCTTTCTTGGTAAGAATTGCATCTACTGTTAAGCTTGTGTTATCTAAATACCCCATTTAATTTCTCCTGTATTCTGTTTAATATAAATATCTTCCCATTATAATTTTGTTACGTATTATTGCACCTTAAGGCTACCATCACTACTTCTTTCTTTTACTATTAATTGATTCGTCTTAATTAAGATGAAAGAAACAATAGGGCCGCTATCTATAGAGTTAAATCTTGGATTGCCCCATATTGCGTCTTCATTAAAGCCATTAGATTTCAATTGTGAACCAAGATAGTAAGATGATGCCACCCCAGCACTTAGCTTTTCATACCTACCCAATCTATGCCTTAGTTGACTTTCTGTTGGTGCAAAGTCTCTAACTCCATCCCAATCTCTTAGTGCCCTTGAGTCCATTACTGAGAAGTCTGCAATACTACATGTTGTCCCCGCCTTCCAAAGAGATTGAGAATAATATATAGCGCCCCCGTAACCTCCCCTACTACTTAAAATCATATTTGACTCATAGGTGTCTGCAGTAGAATAATCACTATCTCTTGGTATAGCAAATGTTTTATCTTTTTGTATACCACTTATAAAGCTTGAAGTTGTATCAGACACAATTGCCTCAAAGGTCCAGTCCTCTCTATATTCATCTCTTTGTCTTATCCCTGAACTGTCAAAACTTTGTGATGATGGCATAGTTGCATCATATAATATTTTTGGTATACCTTGAATCTTTGACCTTTCAAGCGAATTTGGCTTTATAATCAAACCAACCCTTTTAACTGCTCTTGCAGGTAGTAAATTTTCTAGCTGTCTAAAGAACCCTCTATTAAAATAGTTCAATATCTTAGAAAATTCAAATATGTTAGGTTGTGTTGAGTATTTCTTAAAGTATTCTTTTCTCAACCCCTTCATAAGTGGATATTGAGTTTTATATCTATCTCTAGGGTCACCTACCCAATCATCAACTCTATTTTCTCCAAATTGATATGCTATATCTAAGTCAACATTATCTGTTGGTGATAGTGCAACTTGTACTATATTACTATCCTTTCCTACAAAGTCTAGTGAACTAGAATCATGAGTCTTATTTGGAGATAAATATCCATCATTATATGTATCAAGATTTCTTATCTTTCTATCGGTCCTTTTATTACCTATAGAGTTAGGTACAGAAATATAGTGTTCCTCTACACTTTCTTTATAATTTCCGTCTATATCTGTCTCATCTTTGAAGTTTGAAAAATCTGCATTGTGTGAATAGCTATTAAAAACAACTGTTCTTGCAACAGATTGATTTGGATGGCTTGAACTAACTGTAGCTACACCGCCTATTCCTCCATGATTATATATATTACCATCAGAGCCAAATGGGAATCTTTTTAGAAGTGTGTCATATGAGCTTGTATAATTATTACCAAAATATGCAGTTGGAGCCATAGTATGTCTATGGAATACATCTTCACTTATTGCTTCTACATATTCTCTATATTCTTGTACTGAACCTGTAAAATTAAATTCCCTATTATCATCTCCTGCATCATGGCTTCCAGTAGTAAAGTGTTCTGAGTATCCAGAGGCTCCTGCTATTGGGGTTGATCCGTGGCCGATATAAGTCGTTTGTGCTGACGCACCAAACCTTTGGTTGTAGTAGTGAACAAATGAACCAGCGTGTGATGAAGCAGTAACCGAGAGTGCTGAGCTTCCACTATGTGTTATTTGGTTGTCCTCATGGTCACCAGACTTTGCAAGTCTAAGAGTATATATTATATCTTGTTCAGTTGCGTATTTTACCCTCTGATCTGTAGACAATTGTATATTCCACCAATCACCATCAAATATAGGTAGTCCATCAACAGATGCAGATATTATAGTACCTGCAGATGCCGAGTGTATTAAATAAAACTTTGCCGAACCATAACTACCTGTGCCTGTTGGTTGTAGCGCTATTCCCCAGCCAGCATTCTTAATCAACTGTTGTGGGTGCAATACATTATTTGATTGACTATATGACTTAAATCTTAATTGAATTGTCTGTGTCATTCCATCAGCGCCTCCAGCTACAGGATAATCGGATACGTCAATGGATGACCTATCAACTTGAACATATGCACTTTCACTAATGTGAAGTCCGTAATTGTGCATTGTCAATTCTTGGAAGTCTTGTCCATCAACTGGTGCACTACCACCAAACTCCTGAACATTCATTAATGTTTTCGGTATTCCATAGCAAGCAAGGAATTGATTTATACTTCTTTTTGTACCTTTCGACTTAAGTATTTCTGGAAGATTATTTATAATTCTTTTCCAAATCTGTTTGTCAACATCTTCAAAGTTGGGAGTCTCTTTATTGGCCTCATATGAAATACTTCCTTTATATTTTCCAGGTTGTGTATATAAATCTTGTATTGATTGAGTCGTCATTGCCCTACCATATACTCTTACTTCATCAAGGCTACCAGAAAAATGGGCGGTAGGACTAGTTGGGTCATCATCTACTCTACCACCTATACTTATACCTTGACCAGGGAATGTGATTCCGTGATGAGCTCCATATGCAATAGCTCCATAAGCATTCATTGAATAGCCTGCGTCTAGTCCAGTGACCATATTTCCAGATGTTTCCTTAAGCTCTCCGTTAAGCCATAGCTGAGCTTGACCAGTTGCTTTGGTTCTATCAATGTTCCAAACCCAATGATTTAATGAACCTGTTAGTTCACTATTTGTCATTGTGACAGTAAACTGAGAAACATTACCATCTCTATCTGACATAATGAATACCACATCTTGATCAGATGTATCCCTATATATTCTCCACCCGTTCCCTTGTTCGTCGGCACCATCATTGTCGATATCTCCAAAAGCAGAAGCTTCTATAACATAAGAGGCCCCGTTTTGTACAACAGCTTCATACTTTTTCCAATACGAAACTGCAAAACTTCCTGAACCTATCCATTTGTCATTTGGATATCCATCTACTCCATCATTTGTAGAGTATACTTGTAAAGATGTACTAGTTGGTGCATAGACTCCTGCAAGGCTTTCTGCTCCCGTCTCACTTAACATTGTATTCTTTACATCTGCATTCCAAACATCAACACCAGCTTGAGTCTGAGTATTTGCGAGGTATGGCCTATTATATTTACTAGTATCTACAAGTGAAAAGTTTCCGTCATTATCTTGATATCCCACCCTTAATAGTAGGTCATCATAATATGACTCTATTTCATTTTGTGGAATATAGCTTCCACTTTTATCTGTTCCATTTACATAGTCCCATAACTCAGCTAAATCAAAACCGGGTTGCAATGTCCAGCCCATATTTTTCGCAGTATCATATATTAAGTCTCTTGACATACCCTCATAAAGGCCCTCATCTCTATTATTTATCTTTGCCATGTGCTTTATGTATGTATATATTTCATCAAAGTGGTGGCCAATCATATCCGTAAAGAGTAGATAGTCTGAGTTGTTGGTGTCAAGCTTTATATGGTCAGGTATATGGTCCTTAAGCTGGTGAGCATTATTAGTATCATAATAGCTTGCAGTTACAAGTTGTCTTGTTAACCATGTATCTGCAACAGCTGAATCTACTGATTCTAGTGTGTATGGCTTTGTTGTTGTAGTTTTTGGCCAAGTAGCATTATAATAAGAAACATAGCCAACTTCTGTTTTGAACTCACTTCTATCTGTTATATTTCTATCTTCACCAGCAGAATGTGATTCATAGAATAGATACTTTTCGTAGCCATCAAAGCCAGCCTTTATATCATTTAATTTGTTATCATACAAGGATTTATTTTGTAAGAATTCTACAGAACCAGATGATGCACCATCAGACAACCCAGTAAGTTGTGTTGATACAAAGTCGCTTTGTGACTGATAATACTCTATTTGTTGAACTTTAAGCTTAAAGCTATTTAGTCTTTCTACTGCAGAACTAAAACATACAAAGTTTTTATAGTCCCTATAGTCAACATTCAACCTAGCCACACCCGTATTATTCTTGAGTGAATTCTTTATACTTTGTGTTACGCTTCCTGTTGCGTGTGATAATAGACCTTCATAGCTTTTATATTCTACTGTTCCTGCCTGTGGTAGCTCAGAATAGTTATATCTAAATGAAGGTTGCCTTAATACATTATATTGCTCCTCTTGTTCTTCTACTAACTGAACATTTATATCAGTCATAAAAGGTAGCATTTTTTGCTTATAGACATTTAATATATCATCTACACCTACTTCATCTGGTAGTGGGCTTGACAATTTTAATATTGTTGAGTTCGGCTTTCCGTATTTATCTCTCTTCCATGATACAACCATACACTCATATGTTGCATTAAACCATGCTACTGCAGTTTCTTGTATTATATCTGTAGCTGAACCCTCTCCAGAATCAGACCATTGTCTAAATTGTGAATTAACCCCCTCATTGTCTGTATATGCTAATTCAATTCTTATTTCTGTTCTATTGCCGTTTACCTCCGTTAGTACAAAGTTTGTATTTTCATCAAATATTCTTTGGTAGAAATTACCAATAACTCTATACTGACCTCTTGTTATCTGAAAATGGTCTGCAGCTAAGCCATACATATCTATCTTAAACTTCTGATCATTAAAGGCTGTGTATACCTCCTCTGTATCTCCTGTATAGATATATTGTATTTCATTATTTTGTAAGAACTTTAATACAAAAAAGTCTGCAGTTGTTGGGCCCAATATCATTGAGACATCTGTAAACCTTGATAATATTTGTTCCCATGTATCTGGTGGAAGACTTACTATTCTTTCTCCGATTGAGTATTTATCAAGCTTAAGACCATTATCATCAAATAGTTTCATTATACAGGCTCCTTATAGTCATTAAAAGGATATGAAGGGTCATTATTTCTATCAAAATAAATTTGGTCTTCAAATATTGTGAATGGTATTAATTTCTTTTTCATAGATTTACCAGTAGGAATTTCGAGGTGTTGGTCTCCAGTTCCAGTATTTGGTGTTGGTCTACCTCCAGACATTCTACCTATCTTATTTAACTCTATTGTTGGAGCATGTGCTGGGTCTGCCCACGTCATGAACTCTCTTTCATGTATCTCTCTTAGAGTAAAAATTCTCTTTCTAGGTCTATACTTCGTACCAGTATCATCCCTTACTGTATTTATTGTTCCATATTGATTTATTGTTATTCCATAGTTAGGTGCGTATACAATAATCTCAACTTGCCATGCATCTTTATAATATTCTGGTATATCTTCATAGTTTGTGCACCTCATGTGTATTAGGGTTCTTCTCCAGTCCCATGAAAAGGTACCATAAGTTCCATCTGCAGATGTTGCTCCGTCATAGTCTAAGCTTACTAAGCCCCCTGTTCTTCCTGATGGCCTTGTAAGACAATCGTCCCAGCACCAAATATAATTCTTTGTTCTTGAATCATTGTTAACAACTTGGAATTTTTGATTTACACTTTTACTTCCAAAGTCATTATAAACTTCAGCAGTTATAGTTTGTATTGCTTCATCTTTTGGTTGTGCATTAAATAGCTGAACATACTCATTATGTAGATAGTCACCCTCCTTTATTACTTCGCCATCAAGAGATATTTTATACTTTAGCCCAGTATTCACAGGTAGTTTTGAGTCAAGGTCGTTATAATTTATTGCATCAAATATAAAGAATAGTGGGCTTGAATTCTTATAAAAGACATATGTAAAATCAATAAGATTATCTTGTTCGGGTGATGGTGAGTCTGGAAACTGCCAATAATTCGAATTTGGTAGCCTCTTACCTGCCTCATCCTTTATCCATGCAAAATTTCTAGAACCCACCTTTATCTTTATAGGTGCTGAGTCTGGTAATGGGTTGGGTTCTAGCAAATCATCAGATATATTACAATCTATCTTTTCCCTAAATGTTTGAGACTCAAACTCAATATTTTTTGGTGATACTTCTATAATAGGATAGCCATCTCCTTCTGTATCTATCAGCATCTTACCAGTTGCATCATATTTATATACTACGTTATCATCATCAGAAAATAAACTTGGTATCGTTGTAAATTCTGACTGAAATATGAATTGTGGCATCTCTACTGGAAGCTTCTGTATATTATTTATTGCAACTCGTCTTATGGTTGCAGGTGCAAGATTTGCATCATTTAGTGAGCCCTGAGACTGTATGCTATCCATCTCATTTTGTATTTCAATTTCGTCAACGGGTGCCATCACCATCATGCCAGGGGCAGGAGTTCCGTATATTAGATTACCAAAATCATCTATACTAACTAAGTCACTATTTCCAGGTGTTTCTGGTGATTGTTCTCTTGGGTCTAAATATTCAGCCATCTTACACTACCTCAAAATAATCTTTATTGTCGAAATACTCATACTGGCCCGTTGAACCAAGCCTTCCGTCAACCCTTAGTAGTGGCTTGTATACCCTACCCGGAGCTAATGAGCCCATATCTATATCGAACCACATTCCATTATCATCTGCACATACCCTAGTATAAGTTGAATCAAATCTTATAACTTCTTCATCTGTCTTTTCATCTACTATTGCATAAGTAGCCTTTGTCGCAGTAAATGTTTTTATTGTGTCTGCTACAGAAGCTGTTCCATAGGATGCAGTTGGGAATGTTTCTCTAACAACTGGTCTAAATCTTACAGTTTCTCTTCTATTATACTTACCTAAATTACCCTTATAGTATACTGTTGCTTGATCTGTTCCAATAGTTGCTTTGTCTGTGTCCCATGCATAGTTATCAGATTTATATTCAACAACTGGTCCATATATTGTATTTGTACTATTAGAAAAATACTTTACTGATGGGTGTCCAATTTGTTCTTCTAGAGTATACTTTATAACAAGGCCAGCGTTTGCGCCCAAAGTTGTTGTGCTATTACTTACATGAGTCATGTATGTTGATATATCAAATGACAAATCATAATAGGAAGACTCCTTCTCCAACAATGTATAAGCAGTTTCGTGGTCATTTGCTGAAACAGATATACTACCACTATTTGATCCAGTAAACCAGACGCCACCCCCATCTTGATTTGTAAGAGATTGTGAGAATGTCCCCGCTGAGGCATTTGGTGTAGGGTATTGTACAGATCCGTAAGACCCCCTAAGGTTCCATGTTGACCCAATTGTATCTACAATCTTTGGGTTGTCAAAGTATCTTCCAGTACCCTCTGTAAATGTTCCATGAAGTGGAGAAACAGTATAATAGTCATCTGGTACTGTAAGTGTAGCATTTCCCTCAACATTTGCAGCATAAAGTCTAAGACTTGCACTAACAAAAGAATATTCTGGTTTGTCATACCAGCGAGGTTTTATAAATATTCTACTAGCTTCATCTGTTAGTTTACCCCACTCCGAAGAATATCTCACTGTTAGTTCTAGCATTTCATCTTGACCAGTATTCAGATCTTTATTCCATTCATATATTGTTGTTGCCGAGTCAACCTTGTGCAGTCTTATCATAATCTTTCCCTAGTAATTAACAACCCTACCTATAATATCTGTGTCTGGATTTTTTATCTCAAATACACTTGGGTCAAGTGAAGGATATATCATATCATTTCTTGTAGCCTCATTCATGTCGTATTTATTACCTGAGTATCCGTCCTCTTCTTTATATTTGTTTTCGTATCTTATATCTATTATTGATTGTACTCCTTCGATGCTAGCAATATCAAGTACAACATCCTTCTTAATTATTGGCTTTCCAAAATTCATCTTTGATGTATCAAATGTCTCCTTTAGTCTGTCTATACAATTTAATAAAACAGCATTTGAGTTAAATGATGGTAATACAACAATATCAAAAAATATACCAAAGTTAATGACAAAACCATCCTTAATATTCACAGCATCTGTTAGCATTCTATATTGCGAAAGATAATTCTTTAGATTTAGCTTAGTTGCAGAATTAATGTTTGTTAGTTTCCCATTTACATCTTCTCCTAAGGTATATAAGTTAACTGCAAGAGGGTTCTTTGTCTCCTCTTTGGTTTGTGCATTCAATTGTTGGTCTTGTATTACATATGCTTTTGATATGTGACCGAACCTTTGTGGCATTGATAATGATCTAAGTATATAGTCATCTTTTGTCACTATCCTTTTTTGTGCTGAGAAATATGCCATTGCATTTCTCTTAACATCTGCAACACTTTCAGGGCCAGAACCACCTGTTGCTGGTTCATCATTTATTACAGCTATTGAACCCTTAACTACACTAACAACACTTGGGTCTAAACCTTGTTCATCTAATTGAGTAGTTGCAGTAAGAGAAGTAATTGTCTTTGACGCAACATTACTAGACACTCCACTTCCAATTCGATAATTGACAGTTAATGTTGTATTTGCGGGTGATAGGCCGTATGTCCTAGAGTATAAAAAGTTTGATGGGTCAAATGCCCTATCTACTTTTGATTTTTCACCTGGTAATGCTGTTCCCAAATTATTTGCATTTGGTAATATCTTTTCATCTGCATATGCAGATATTCCAGAACCAAAGTGAATTTTCGTTTCAAAAATGTCGTTTACAGACACCTTAAATCTTCTGGGTGTTGTTAACATACTAAGTATTTTTGGGGTTTGGTGTCTATATTCAGATAGTTGAGGGTCGAATGCCCAATCATTAACATCTTCTTTGAATATAGTGTCTTGAGCTAAATTGTCAACCTGATACCATATGTTGTCATCTGAATCTACAATACTATCTATTGCAATGACTTCTTGATCTATAAGTGTGACTGATGCATTTGGTGTTGCAGAGGAAAATTGAAATTGTTGTGACTTCACTTGTCCGTGTTCTGCATCTACTTGCTTTTTTAATAGATAATATTCTGGCGTTCCCGTTGTTTGATTTATTTGATATACGCTAACATCAGTTGGACTTAGTGAGCTTGATGCTGCAAAGTCTACTTGATTCAATGTTGTGAAATTTACACCCCCCGTAGATGCTGCAGTAGCACCTGCATTTATTATTAAACAATAAGAGAAGTCTGGCCTTGAATTTATGCCTGAATTTATTGATGGTACTAATTGATATATGTTTAACCTTACAGTTGAAGGTGTTGTCACTCTAGGTTTGTATCCGAATGTTTGTGCTATTGCATATACATTTTTTGCTTCCTGAGCTCTATCAAGAAGATTTTCCTTCATAGAATAATCTGTATACATTGATAATACATCACCTACATATGCTGCCATCTCTATGAACATCATACCTGGTGAAGCTTCACTAAAGTCATTATATGTATTAGGATAATATGTTTTTGCAAACTCTATTAAGTTAGCTTTGTATGATTCAAAATCCTTAGATAAATAATTTATTGTTTTACTAGCCATTATGCAACTCCAGTTGTTATTTCTAATATTTCATTTATGTTATATTCTTTGACTGAAAATCCTAACATTATATGAATTTTGTGTTCATTTTGTGTCACTACCATATCTTCAATCTTGCATAGTGGCATATATCTTCTAAAAGCAGCTTTGATTTCATCTCTAATTCTTTCTTCTAAGTGCCCAGTATTTTGCTCAAATAATAGATTATAAATATTTGTTCCAAATTCTGGATTCATTATTCTTTCACCCTTATTTGTCAATATCAGATTTCTTACATTACTAATAACTTGATCTTTAGTTAAATAAGAAGACTTAAATAGCGTACTTCCTCCCGTTCCCGGTTTTATTCCACCACCACCAGTAGTAGCTTTACTTGAATAACCAGAATCACTTGTTGTTTCATTTCCAAACGGCAACAAAATACCTATTGCTCTACTCTCTTCTAGGTCGATTGGGTTTATAAGCTTTGAGTCTATAACCTCCTTACGCCTACCAAAAGTTGCATTAACTGCAGTAGCTCCTGTATAGTTATTTTGTTTTATTTTTGCCATTATTATTTCTTAAACCTCTTTACTAATTCTGTATAGTCTCTAGTTAGTGCCTTTTCAACGGCAGCGTCTACTGGTTTGTGTGCTAAATCTTGTGGCACCATACTTTCTACTGTTGGTTTACCATCTTGCATTTGCATAAACTTATTTCTAACATCTCCTGAACTGAACTTTTTCATCGTCTTGAATTCGGGATCGTGTGCTGTTTCATTCAATGCTTCATTTAGAGATGTATTCTTAGTATAGCTTACACTATCTCTTGAATAGCTCTTTAGCATCTCATTTTGAGCTTGCTGAGCAGTCTTTTTCTTCTTCTTTTTATTGCCAAATATCTCAGTAAGAGACTTTTCTACCTCCTGCTGAACTATTTCTCTGATTATTTGTGACAGCTTTTGCTTTGCCTTAGCCATAAATTTCTCCTATTTATTATAAATATTAGCTAATATATTTTCTTATGATTTTAGCTTCTTAATTGCTGAACCTATCTTCGCTACTAGACTTGCATTAGTCGTTGGGCCCGTTGGGCCAACACCTGTGGTGAAGTTTGCAGCTCCTTTTGTTAGTTGGTCCAGCTCCTTTTGTATATTCTGGATAACATCCATTAATTCATCAAAATCAACAACCCACTTCTTTGTTGATATACCTATCTTATCTGCAGCTGCCAATATAATGTTGTCCTTCTTAGAACTTAACACAAGCCTATTTGACCTCATTATAATTTGCCCATCTGCATATTCATTTACCTTTTCATATCCCTTATGGATTTTTGTTTCAAGTTGCAATGTTGCTATTGGTGTCTCTGATGTTAGATATATTGAGCAATCATCCTCCATAATATCTTCGTTGCCCAAACCTTCTTTCTCATCATCATTGCATGTTATCATAATAACTGGTTTATTCTCGGACTTACCACCAAATAGTTTACCAAAAAAGCTCTCCTCTGATGTCGAAGAGAATCTAATTGTCTGGCCAGCCCTTCCTTCTAATATAACATCTCCCTCAGTTGGGTCCATTTTCTTTGTTTCTCTAGGCTTTGCAAATAAACCAAAAAAGAATTCAGATGCATCTTCATTTATTGCTGCATCCTTTTGAGATACATTCTCTCCAAGCTTTCCAGATAAATTAATTATATCTGAATAGTAGCTGGCATCTCCAGTTTGAAATACTAGAACCTTCTCTCCAGAGAGTGGTATGGACCTAAAATAAGGGTTTAGAGGCTTTGCAGTCAGCTGTTGAGTGCTATCTTGTTGTAAGCCAGTGTCTTTTACAATAACTATTGAATCTACACCAGTAAAGTTCTCTCCTTCTCTTCTTGCAGCCTGACCTTGTACTACACCTATAAAAGTTTCGAACTTTGGAGGCTTTGAATTAAGACTATCACCAAAACCAAAAATTGAACCCTTCCTTCCGCCAGCTGGCCTATTTAGATGCTTTTGTTTGCTCATTGTCTCTATCCTTATTCATATCATTAACTGCTTCTAGAAGTTGCCTCTTTTCTTCTTCTGTTAGCAATGGTGAGTCGGAATTCTTATTCTCTACTCTTGCCATAGCCCTTTGTACAATTGCTGCCATTTTTACAAGATGTTCATCATTCTTTACTGATGCCTCAAGATATTCCTTTATAAGTGGTACAATTATTGTTGCGTCACCTGAATTCTTTATTAGGGGTTGTAGATCTGATATTAGTAGCTTAATCTGCCTATCTTTGTCTTTAGAGTTAACATATATGTCCTCTAATAGCCCGGAAAATGTTTTTCCCTTAAATATTTCTTTGTTTCCATCCATATCAATAATAAATATCAAATTGGCTAAAAACGGCCATCGTTTTTGTACAATGTATATCTTTCCATAAAGTGGGTCTTAATAACATTAACAACTCTCGTTATATATTGAGTTTTGACGTCAGACATCTCTCTTATCATGATATATATTGCCTTTTTGTTAAAATTATCTATATCACCTCTTCGCTTAAATATCTCAATTATTGACTCCAATATCTTTACATCTCTATCCTTTGATACAATTATATTTTTATTCTTTTGAAGCCAAATAATAAATTGATTCATAAACTCATGCAACTCTTCTTGATCTTTCTCTCTAACGATTTCATTTGTTAAATTTCTTCGCTTATCAATTACCTCGACACCCCTCTTTCGTATCATATTCTTATAGTTGTTATTATTGTGTAATATCAACCAATTCTTTGCTACTATTGAAAAATACGAAAAAGCCTTACCCTTATCTGCAGTAAATTTATCCAACTTCTCTAATAGGTGTACTATTACTTCGTGCTGAACCTCTCTTGTTGGATAGTCAAAATAGTAAAACTTAAATCTATGAATTAAGTTTTCTGTGAGCTTCATAAAGGGATAGTTTATATGTTCGGCATATACCTTGTTTCTCTTTACTGAACACGGTTCGTTGTTGTATGCTATAATTGCCGCTTGAGTATCCTCTGTAAAGTATTGCTTTTTTGATCTTGGTCTTCCCCTCTTTCTTTTTTGTGGACCCTGTTCGGCTAGCAATGCCTGTTCTATTTTCTTTAATCTTAAATCTTCATAAAATTGTTCAACTGGACTTAGCAAATTATACTCCCCTATCTAACTCATCAATTAAGTCTTTTAGCTGCTTAAATATTTGGCCAACGTCATCATCAGATTCAAACATTTGCTTTCTATCTATCTCTTTCATCTTATCTAAAGTACCTGCTAAAGACCTTTTTATATCTATTAATTTATCTTCTGATTCTAGAAGAGAATCAGTTGCGTTCTCATATTTTCTTAAAATATTCCATGTAGTAAAACCTACAATAGTAATTATTACACAAAATAATATATATATGTATATATGTATATCCATTTATTTATCTCCAAATAGTTCATCAAAAAGTTTTGATTTATCATTTTTTGGCTTAATTGGCTTTTTATACTTCCAATTTTCAAATTCTATTCTAGATGCCATATGATCTGCGTGGTGCATTATTATTGGTAGATTTGTTCTTAAGCTTCTTTCTGGAAGATAAGATTTTAGATACGTGGTGTTTGCATCATCATATACACCATCATGAGTTAATATACCAATCATCTCATTCTGAGAGACCTTAATACCAAACTCCTGTAATAGCCATAAGCTTCTGTGTGGTACAGGCATATGAACTATATCTGGATTGTTTGTATAAATCTTACCCTGATTTTTTCTATGCCACTCACTTGGATTTGGAATATAGTATTCATTGTCAATATCACCAACCTTACCTAAGTCATGATTAAGAGCAACAAACATTAGCTCTTCATGGCTATAATTATCTACATAAGCACCCATATCTTTCCATTGCTTATATAAGATATCTGCACATCTCATTACATTTAACACATGATCTACATATCCTCCAATAAAAGAGTTGTGAAAGTGTTCTATACCAGAT